CGTTTATTACAACAGCAGCACCAACAAACTTAAGGTTTATAACGGCACATCATGGGTGGATTTGCACTAATGAAACTAGACCTTACCCCCGAAGAAGTGAACGCCATCCTGCAAACGCTCGGGCAACTGCCCACCAGCAGCGGGGCATGGCCGTTGGTTGTAAAGATCAAGGAACAAGCGGAATCACAGGTTCCGAAGGAGCAAGATAAATGAGCCAGTATCAATGGAAGGTGCGTCAAATTGAGGCATTGAACGTAGACGGCCTTGATAACGTCGTCGTCACGGTCTGCTTTGACATTGACGCAGACGAGGAAGGGCTGAAAGGCTTTGTGCAGGGCGACGTTAAGTTGCTGCCGCCAGATGCCCAGAGTTTCACCCAATTAGCCGATGTGACCGAAGCACAGGTCGTGCAATGGACGAAGGATGCACTCGGCGCTGACGGCGTGGCTCGCTTTGAGGGCATGGCGCAGACGCAGATTGACAACCAGAAGGTCGCACAGCCGAAGGTCGTGCCGCTGCCGTGGGCGACTGAAGAGGATAGTGTCATTAAGCCGCCCGAAACTTCGGCTGACGTTGAGTTTATAAACTAAGGGCAACGCCATGTCAGAGCAAGACCATCAAAACGCACTTGAGCTTGCCATGCTGCGAAAAGACTTGGAGACGATGCAGGCGGACATGGCAGAAGTGAAGGCTGATCTCAAGAAGCTCGCCAATGCCTGGTCAACGGCAGAGAATCTCGTCGCCTTCGTCAAGTGGCTGGCCGGACTCGGGGCGGCTTTGATGTTCCTGCTTGGTCTTTTCAAGGGCTGGTTTACACCTAACACGAAGGAGTAACGCCTTGGCGTTAGTTCCCATTAATTTGCAGCCGGGCGTATATCGCAACGGCACCGACTACCAGAGCAAAGGGCGCTGGCGTGACGCCAACCTCGTGCGCTGGTACGAGGGCACCATGCGGCCGGTAGGCGGCTGGCGTCAGCGCGCCTCTGGGCAGCTCACCGGCAAGTGCCGTGGCATCCTTGCGTGGCGCTCCAACGCCAATGCGCGATGGATCGGACTCGGTACGCACAGCAAGCTCTACGCGATGAACGAGGCCGGCACGCTGACTGATATCACGCCGACCGGATTCACCTCGGGCAACGCTGACGCCGTGCTGAATCTTGGCTATGGCGGCGGCCCCTACGGTCTATTCGCCTACGGCACACCGCGACCGGATACCGGCACGGTGACGCCTGCCACGACGTGGAGTCTCGACAACTGGGGTGAGTTCCTGCTCGCCTGCTCCAACGCAGACGGCAAGATATACGAGTGGGATTTAGACACCAACAACGATGCGGTCGCGGTCACGAACGCGCCGATTGACAACAAGGCGGTGCTGGTCACGGCAGAGCGGTTCGTGTTCGCGCTTGGCGCGGGCGGCAACGCTCGCAAGGTGGCGTGGTCGGATCAAGAAGACAACACCATGTGGACGCCTGCGATCACGAACCAAGCCGGAGACATTGAGCTTGAGACCGTCGGCTCTATCGTCGCCGGAAAGCGACTGCGTGGCGTCAATCTCATCTTCACGGATGTTGACGTGCACACCGCGCAGTACCAGGGGCCGCCGTTCGTGTACGGCTTTGAGCGTATCGCGACAGGCTGCGGGCTGATTAGCGCGCAGGCGGTTGCGGCGGTGGAGTCGGTCGCGTACTGGTGGAGTCCGAGCGGCTTCTTCATGTATGACGGCTTCGTGCGCCCGATGAAGTGTGACGTGCTGGACTATGTGACGAGCAATTTGTCGCAGACGCAGCGGTCGAAGGTGTACGCCATCGCCAACAACCAGTTTGGCGAAATTTGGTGGATGTATCCAAGCGCGACCGGCCTTGAGTGTGATTCTTATGTCGCCTATAACTACCGTGAGAATCACTGGACCATCGGCAGTCTCACGCGCACAGCGGGCACTGACCGCGGAGTATTTAGTTACCCGCTGATGGTCTCGGATGATGGCTACGTATACGAGCACGAGGTCGGTGTCGCCTACGATGGTGCGGTGCCTTACGCGCGCACCGGGCCGATTGAATTTGGCTCTGGTGACAACGTAATGGTCGCGCGCCAGCTCATCGCTGACGAGAAGACGCAGGGGCAGGTTGGCGTGGAGTTCTATAGCAAGTTCGCGCCAAACGGCGTGGAGACGACCAAGACGTACACCATTGACTCTATTTACACGCCAGTGAGATTCACTGGGCGGCAGGTAGAGATGAAGGTGACAGGCGCGGCACTCGCAGACTGGCGCGTCGGGGTGATGCGCTTGGATGCTGTCGCCGGCGGGCAGCGATGATGGAGGACGTGGAAGGATTGGAGCTGGTCGCGCCGTTTCGCGAGCTGATAGAGCGTGCGCTCGCAGAGAGCTACGGGCAGATGAATTATGCCGACGTGGTGGACGGAATCATTCGCGGAGAGTTTCAATTCTGGACTTCCGAGAATTCTTGCGTACTGACGACGATAGACATTTTCCCGCGCACCAAGCAACTGACCATCATCTTAGGCGCTGGCGACTTGGCAGAGATTGACAACATCATTCGCCCGGTCGTTGAGGAGTGGGCGAGGCATATTAACTGCGACACGATGCTCATCATGGGGCGACCCGGATGGGAGCGTGCGCTAGAAGGTTACAAACGCACCGCGGTGGTGCTGGTGAAAAAACTATGAGCAGTCTGTTTAAGTCCAAGAAGACCGAGACCTCAAAGACCGAGATCGATCCGGAGGTCTATGCTCGCGTCTTAGAGAATCTGCGCTTTGCGGAGCAAGTCGCGTCGATCCCATACCAGCCCTATACCGGCTTGATGGTCGCGCCGTTCACGCGCGATTACATGACGGGCGAAGCCATGACGCGCCGCATTGCGGCAGAGGGCGGCTTTGTCCCAGAGCTTGAGGCAGCGGCACGGTCTGCGTATGGCTTGCTGGATTTTGCGCCGGAGCGATTGACCGCCGGGCAGGTGGGCACGCAGTTTGGCGCTGCGCCGATTGGTGCGCGTGATGTTGGCGGCGCGCTCGCGGGTGGGCCGCAGATGGTGAGTGCTGGCGCGGTTGGGACGGGCTTCGCCCCAGAGCGTATCGCAGCGCGAGATATTGCACTCGCTGGCGCGCCGGAGCGTATTGGCGCAGAGCGCATCGGCGTGACGGGCGCCCCGGAGCGAATCGCTGCGATGCAGCTCGCCGCACCGGCTGGCGTGTCGCCAGTGATGGCCGGCAGAGTGGGCACCACGTTTGCGCCGGAGCGTATCGCTGCCGAGCGCATTGGTGCATCGCTTACGGGTGGCCCGGAGCGTATCGCTGCCGGTCGCGTCGGCACGCAGTTCACGCCGGAGCGCGTCGCTGCAGGGCAGCTCGGCACGCAGTTCGCGGCTCGCGAGATCGCTGCGCCTGGCGCTGCGCCCACGGTGCAGGGGGCGTCATCCTTGGGCGCAGACCTTGGCGCCTACATGAACCCGTACCAGCAAGCCGTCATTGAGGCGGGCCTTTCTGATATCAGCCGCGCCGAAGATCAGGCGCGAGCGGGTCGCGCTGCTCGAGCGACGGCAGCGCGTGCCTTTGGTGGTTCTCGTGCTGCCATTGAGGAAGGTATCGCGGCAGGCGAGGCAGCGCGCGAGCGCAATCGCTTTGTCGCCGAGCAGCGCGCTCAGGGCTTCCGAGAGGCGGCTGCGCTGCGTGAGGCAGATGTGGGCCGGCAGCAGCAGGCGGCGCTTGCGAATCAGGCGGCAGCACAGAACATTATTGAGCTGGCGCAGCGTGGGCAGATCACGAACCAGCAGCGCGACATTGAGCTGTCACGCCTTGGTGTGACTGCCGGGCAGGCGAACATTGACGCGCAGATGCGCGCTGCGCTCGCCAATCAGGCGGCTGTGCAAGAGGCGCAGCGGCTCGGTCTCACGGCGGAGCAGGCGAACGTGCAGGCTGGCCTTGAGTCGGCGCGCGCGAACCAAGCAGCCGTGCAGCAGTATATGCAGATGGGCCTGTCGGCAGAGGAGGCCAATCAGCGCGTCATGGCGGACACCGCAGCGCGCAACCAGCAGGCCGCGCAGGAGGCGCAGCGCCTCGGCTTGACGGCAGAGACGACCAACGTGCAGGCGGCGCTTGAGGCGGCTCGTGCCACGCAGCAGGGGCAGTTGCAGACGCAGGGGACGGCTGCGGATGTTGCGCGTGCTAACCAGCAGGCGGCACTTGAAGCGGCACGCTCCAATCAGGCCGCGGTGCAGGAATATATGCGCATGGGGTTGTCTGCCGACGAGGCCAACCAGCGCGCCATGCTGGACGCTGCCAGCCGCAACCAGGCGGCGGTGCAGGAATACATGCGCATGGGTCTGTCGGCGCAGGAAGCGAACCAGAGAGCGCAGATGGACGCGGCGACGCGCAACCAAGCTGCGATGCAGGAGGCGCAGCGCTTGGGACTGACTGCTGGGCAGTTCAACGTCGAGCAGCAGATGCGCGCGGGCCTTGCCAACCAGCAAGCCGTCGAAAATTATATGCGCATGGGCTTGTCGGCCGAAGAGGCCAACCAGCGTGCGCAGTTGGATGCAGCGCGCACCAATCAGCAGGCGATGCTTGAAGCGCAGCGCATGGGATCGGCGGCGCAGCAGTTCAATGTCGGCACCGCGGCAGATATCGCACGCGCGAACCAGCAGGCACAGATGGAGGCTGCGCGGCTGCGATTGTCGGCCGGGCAGAACCTTGCCGGCTATGGCGCGACCGCGCTGCAGAATCGTTATGGCGCGGCGGGCGCTGTAATGGGGCTGGGGGTAGCGCAGCAGGGCTTGTACCAAGACTTGCTCAATCGCCAACAGGAAGAGTGGCAACGCCGCACGAACTACCCGCTTCAACAGCTTGCGATCATGCAGGGGGCGGTCGCGGCAAGCCCGTACAACGTGACCCAGACGGGCACGGTGACAAGTCGGCCGAGCTATTGGAACATTGCTGGGCAAGTCGGGTCGACGCTCGCGCCGTTTTTCCCGTCCGACGAGAACATGAAGAAAAACATCAAGACGATCCGCAACCCGCTGGACAAGGTTCGCCAGCTTGAGGGCGTGGAGTTTGAGTGGAAGGACGACGACGAGGAAGATTCCAGCGTGATCGCGCAGGACGTGCAAAAGGTGATGCCGGAGGCTGTCGAGCGTGATGATGATAACGGCATGCTAAAAGTCAATGGCCCGCAGCTCATCGGCTTGCTCACCGAAGCCGTCAAGGAGCTAGACAGCAAGGTTGAGAAAATGTCCAAGAAGAGGGCAAAGGCATGATGATGCAAGACTCAGCCGGTAGCGGCCTTGGGGAATTTGGCAAAAGCTTGACGAAAGGAAAGCTGCGCACGCTATTCGCGAATATGGGAATGTCGACGGACGACATGAGCGACGAAGACCTGGACTCGTTTTTGAGCGGCGCCAAGCTCGGGAAGGGCGGCATGCCTCAGTACCAGCCGAATCAATATTATGGCGGGTTGTTTAGATCATACGGCGGTCGCCCGGTTCGTGGCGGCTTGCTCGGAGAATAAGCATGGCACTTTTAGATACCATTCGCGGCCTCGGCAAGAAAGCCAGTCAGAACCTAGAGCGCAACATTGGCGGTTTGCTGGGCGAAGATATCAGCAAGCTCTCCGAGGAGGAGCGACGCGCCATTCGGCAGCAAGCTCTGGCTGCAGTTTTTGACGCTATGGCGCGAGGCACCACGCCATCGGCCGGCTTGCGGCAGGTCGCGGCAGATACCGCTGCCCGTCGCGAGGCTGCGCAGACGCAGCAGCGCCAGCAGGCCGCAGAAGCCATGCTTCCTGATATCTCGAGCCGCATCCTTGGCGGACGCACGGGCACCATGATTGAGGACGTGCAGGGCGGTGCAGCAACGCCGCTGACCGCGCGTCGCATGCCGTCTGCCGAAGGCGCACGCACTGCGCTCGGCATGATGTACGGCACGCAGGCTGGGCGTGATGTCGCGACGATGGCGCCTGATCTTGCCAAGTTGGCGCAAGAGGGCGTGACTGGGCGGACAGTTGGCGGGTCTGTGTATAACCCGCTCACTGGCGATTTCACGCGACCGCCCACGCCGATGGCGCCGGCTCCTGCTCGTGCGCCCACGGCAGCGTTAGCAGCCGGCAGAGTAGCGCCGGCCGCGCCGGCCGCGACGCGATATCGCGTGATGACGCCGAGCGAAGTGCAGGCGGCCAACCTACCAGAAGGCACTTCTGCGCAGCTTGATACGCAAACCGGGCAGGTAAAAATATTGTCAGCAGTTCCGGCTGCGCAAAGAGCAGGACAGGCTGGGAAAAGCACTGCTGTTGCCCGAGTTGACGATCTTGCCAGCAAAATAGACAGCCAGATGAGCAAGGTTAGGACTGGCGGACCTCTTGGTATCGTCGGCGCACTGAGCCAGGTATTTGATTCGCAGGATGCCAAGCTCTTCAAGTCCTACCAGCAACAGCTTTCATCTGCGCTGCGTACTGCGCTGCGCATTCCTGGCGAAGGCGCACTCTCTGACTTTGAGCAGAAGCAGTACGGTCTGCAGCTCCCAGAGCTTGGGCAAAACCCAGAAAACAACCGGCAAATTCTGATTAGTTTGCAGAATCAGGTGCGGCTTGCCGCAGGAATGCCGCCCCTTGAAAGCGCGCCAGAAGCCGGCGGAGTTGACTACATTTACAAAGACGGGAAGTTGATCCCGGCGAGGAAACGCTAATGCCAGCAGTATTTGTTGAAGGCGTCGGGCGCGTCGTTTTTCCGGATTCCATGACTCCGGCAGAAATAGAAGCCGAAATCAAAAAGATGCGACCGCCGACAAAGGCGCCAGAGATGGGAGCAGCAGAGCGATTCGGTCGCGGCGCGCTCCAATCTGTCACTGATATCGGGTATGGATTACGCCAGCTTGGCGCAGAAGCCGGCGCTGCTCTTGGAGCGGTATCACCGCAAACCGTGGCGCGGTTGCGCGCGGAACAGGACGCACGCGCCGCCGAAGCCGCTCCATTCATGGAAAGCGGTGCAGGACAGCTCGGCTACATGGCCGGCTCTATTGGCACGATGCTGCTGCCAGGTGCGGCGCTTGGGCGCGTAGGTGGTGCTGTCGGCCGCGCTGGGCAGGCGATTACTGCGCCGCGCACGCTTGGCGGAGCTGCCGCGGTAGGCGGCACGATGGGCGCCTTGCAGCCAGTTGGCACGGAAGACGAACGCTCGCTCAATGTTGGTATTGGCGCGCTGGGTGGCATGGCAGGGCAGGCGGCAGCGCGTGGTATTGCGCGCCTTGCGCAGCCAACGACCAGCACGATCACGCCGCAGGTGGCGCGCGCTGTCTCTCGGCTCGAGCAGGCTGGCGTGCCAGTGGACGTGGCAGAGGTCGCTGGTTCTGAGAACTTGCGCATGGTGCGCAGATTCTTGACGGACAACCCGATATCTGCTGGCGCCATGAAAAAAGGGCAGGAGAAAACGCAGACGGCATTCAACCGCGCTGCGCTCAAGCTCATTGGCGAGCAGGGCGATGCTGCGGTGCCGGAAGTCTTGTCTCGCGCTGATGATCGCATCGGCAGAGTCATGGACGATGTCGCACGTCGAAATAAGATCGCAGTGGACGACAAGATGCTCTCTGAGCTAGCCGCCATTGAGGCGGCTGCAGGCATGACGCTGGAGCCGGCGCAACTCGCACCTCTGCGCAATCAGCTCGCCAATATCCTCAACAAGGTTGACGATCAGGATCGCATCTCAGGCGAGGCATATCAGCGCATCCGTACCATCGCGAGTGATTTAGGCAAGAACCCTGCTCTGGCTGGTGTATCGCGTCAGTTGCGCGAGACGATTGACTCTGCGCTTGAGCGATCTGCCGGCAAGGCAGATGCGGATGCTCTCAAGATTGCGCGCAAACAGTACCGCAACCTGATGCGCGTCATCGAGTCTATCGGGCTATCAGAGACTGGCGACATCAGCATCCCGAAACTGGCTGCTGCCACATCAACCAAGCGAGAGCGTGGCGCTGCGCTGATGAACCGCGGCGATGCGCAGCTTGCGCGATTGGCTCGCAGTGCCATGACGGTGCGCGATGCCTTTCCGCAGTCTGGTACGGCTCCTCGAGCAGCACTGCAGGCCTACGGCCAAGCATTGGCTCCGGGTCTTGCCGGCGCAGCCTATGGCGTCACACAGGGCGAAACGCCAAGCGATGCCGCCACGATGGCGCTTGCTGGCGGTCTTCTTGGTCTAGGCGCTCCGGCTGCTGCCGCACGCGCGTACCAGAACCCGGCGCTGCAGCAGTACATCCTGCGTGGAGTGCAGAACCAGCCGCTACGGCGCGCGATGATGTCGCGAGCAACTCGTAGCGGCCTGACGTATGGGTTACCGGCTGGTCTTCTTGCTGGGGAATAAGCATGGACATCTTCGAGATCTTCACCCGCGCATGGCCGATCATCCTTGCGATCATCACACTGATTATCGTGCTCTCAAAGCTCGACCTGCGCGTGGCGGTGCTCGAGGACAAGATCAAGACGATCTTTGACCTGATCAACAAGGGCAACAAGTCATGATGGAAACCCTACTCGGCGGTGTCTTTGGCGGCCTGCTGCGCTTGGCGCCGGAGGCTCTCAAGTTCTTTGATTCCAAGAACGAACGCTCGCATGAGCTTCGGATGCTGGAGGCAGAGATGAAGTTTGCGCAGGTGCGTGGCGAGATTGCCATGCGCCAGACTGAGGCGCAGATGCAGGTATCCGAGCTGGCCGCGATGACGGAAGCCATCAAAGAGCAGTCTGCTACCGCGCAGGCGGCAGGCAAGATTGTCTCTGCCATATCCGCTCTTGTTCGTCCGTTGGTGACTTACATATTCGTCTTCATATATGTGATGGTAAAGATTGCCGCGTACTCAATGGCGATCGCGCAGGGAGGAGATTGGAAGGAGCTGCTCGTATCGTCTTGGACAGAAGATGACATGTCTACGATGACCATGCTGCTGACCTTCTGGTTTACCGGTCGAATCTATGAGCGCACTCGATAAGGCAGTTGAGATCGCCGCCGACCTATGCCGACACTTTGAGGGATTCCGCAGCAAGCCGTATATCTGCCCTGCAGGCTATCCCACGATAGGCTACGGCACGGTCTACAAGCCTGACGGCACCAAGGTCACGATGGATGACCCGCCGATCAGTAAAGAGTTGGCCAATGAGTGGTTATTGTCCGAGCTACGGACAAACTACGGCGCCGGTGTGTTGAGAACCTCGCCCAACCTAATAAACCACCCGAACGCTTTGGCATCTGCCATTGATTTTGCTTACAATCTCGGTGTCTCACTCTACAG